GAAGCATTTGATACATTTAAAGAATTCATCGCAGATAAAACTAACTGTACAGTACTGCAAAATCCGCGTCTTGAAGCAGATGACCTTATTGCTGGTTGGATTCAGGGTCATCCAAATGACAAACACGTGATTATCAGCACAGACACAGATTTTGTACAATTAATTGCACCCAATGTCACACAGTACAATGGTGTGATGGAACATGTTATCACACACAAAGGAATATTTGATGACAAAGGCAAGCCGGTCATTGACAAGAAAACACAAGAGCCTAAAGCAGCTCCGAATCCAGAATGGTTGTTGTTCGAAAAATGTATGCGTGGTGATACCAGTGATAATGTCTTCTCAGCGTATCCGGGTGTGCGTACTAAAGGCACAAGCAAAAAAGTGGGTCTTACTGAAGCGTTCGAAGATCGTAACAGCAAAGGCTATGCGTGGAACAATCTCATGCTACAGAGATGGTCTGACCACAACGGTCAAGAACATCGTGTTCTAGAAGATTATGAACGCAATCGTCGACTTATCGATCTAACTCATCAACCAGATGACATCAAAGAGATAATTACGAATACAATTTCCACTGCTACTGCTGAAAAAAAGAATGTGAGTCAAGTTGGTATAAGATTAATCAAGTTCTGTAATCTATGGGATTTGAAAAAGATTGCCGATCAGGCACAGAGTTATGCAGAACCACTTAATGCGAGATATGCCAATGAAACTCAAATCTTGTCAGTATGAAGACACCTGTGAAATTAAAACAGATACCTGTTGGGAGAACACAATGACAGACATACATGCTAAACCTATCATAGCAAATAAATTTTGGATTGTAGAAGCAAATGGCGAGAAGATTGCCACTCTGAGAAAAGACGATGACAATAGATTTTTTATGAGCAATGAGACAGGGGTGACAATCTATGAAACCAAAGATAGTTTAACCAAACAGTTTGGTAAAAAGTTTTTCACTGTAAAGATTGTCAAAGAGGCTGATACAGCACTGCCTAATGAAGTTCATGGATATGCTACCAGTACTGAGCCGCACAATGCCATGTTCGACATTCGCAAGAAACTTCCCCTGTTCACAAAAAGCAGCGATTCAAAAAGTTTATATTGTGCAGGCTACTACTGCATCAAATTTGAGAAAGGGTGGGTCAAGAGTTTTTGTCCTAAAAAGATTACACTGGAACGCTATCCATACAAAGGTCCGTTCAAGACAGAATTAGAGATGAAACAGGTATTGGCCAATGTCACAAAATAACTTACCAGAAATACTTCCTACAGTACAAAAACTCATTCAACGAATCAGCGTGGCTGAACGTAGTCAACAAAAAGAAATACGCATTAGCATACAAGAAGCACGAGATCTCACTGCAGAACTAGCACTGTTAACAGCTAAACTAGGAAGCACTGTCAGCGAAATACATCAAATGTTAGCTGCAATCAAAGAATCTACTACCCAAATAGACGTGAAATTCGACGGCGGGCAGTTCTAAAAAAAGACATAAATATATACGTGGTTAATTAGGAAACACGTATAAAATGTCTAGACCCAAACCTAAAATTCTTTTAGAGTATGCCAACAAAGAAACCTACAAGGTTGAGCAGATTCTCGACTCAGAAGCTATCTGGGCTGTGTTTTACAACGGCCAGCCTTTCAATCTCAAAAGCGGTAGTCTGATAGCCAGTTATCCAGGTCCAAAATATAAAAAGGTGTCATTTTCAAATCCAGGTCATGCACACAATCTAGCAAAGAAATTAAATCGACTGTTTAAGACCAAAGACTTTGCAGTTTACAAACTTACTTCTGGCGAAGAGATCAAATAACATGAACAAAGATGCCTATACCAAGGCGTTCTTGCAGGCAGCAGAAATACCAATCACTGAAAAAACAATCAAAGACTACAAAGCTGTGTGGTGGTGGAGTTTTAGAAACAAAGATCGAGGTGGTTTGAGATTAACCGAGCAGGCCTTGGAATTCATTGAAGAACATGCTAAAATAAAAACTTATAAAATAGAATTTCCTAAAGAATTTGCATTCACTCCACAGGTATTGCTTTGGTTAGACAATTATATCGATTCACCGTTCTTTGTCAACAAAAAACACATCATTGTAATGAAAGAAAAAGCTGCTTTTGAACTATATCTGCTCAGCGGCGATGTTCGCAAGTTGGGACATAATAGAGCCATGAACAAAAGACTTAGCCAAGAATCCACCTCCGAATAATCCCACTGTATAAATATTTTTACTATGTTCGACCTTAATCCCATGGATGTTTTACAACAGCGAAATTTGCGTACGATTGCTCCGCATTTTTCTACGTTCACCGTTACTGAAACTGAGTTGTTTAATGGCGTGGAAGATTGGGTTCGAACAAAGCTCAAAGGCAGATATTATATCTGTGCAAAACCTGCTGTAGATCGCAGCGGGAATCTTAGATCTTCATGTGTAATAGGATTTGAAGATCATCAAGAACTAACTTATTTCATGCTTGCATGTCCACACCTAAGGAGAACACAATGACAGAAGAAATCAATGAAACAACCAGCGCAGAACCCGTTGCTGAACAAGCAGCACCTGCGGCAGCTGCACCTGATTTAAATATCAGCGACCTACTAGCAGTAAAAAATATCATAGAAGTTGCTACTTCAAGAGGTGCGTTCAAAGCCGCCGAACTAGAAGCAGTGGGTAAAACTTTTAATAAATTAAACACTTTTCTAGAATCTGTATCTAAAAAGGAAGCCTAAATGCGAAGCCTAAAACACATAGGTAGAATTCAAAACACAGGAGTCAAAGTATTGGTGGTGTTTAGAACTCTTCCCGGAGAGTCAAATATGGCTCTAGTATTACCTGTAGCACAACTACCAGATCAGTATCATGACGCAATCATGACCTTGGTAGAAACTGATCAGGCACAAGATGCGTTTGAATTTGGCGAAATCATGCACATCCGTCTATTTCCAGATGGCAGACCTATGCTGAGAGCTATGCAAGCTGATGGTAGATTGATTAAAGTGCCTACGGATTCCGTAATGATGACTCCTACTACCAACGACACTGTGCTGTTAGCCAATCTCAACACATTAATCGCTGAACAGAAAAACTGCACTATCGACGATCTATGCAAATTTGTAGCAGGAGCACCATCAGCTAAGCCAGTGGTCGAAGATATAGCCACAGTCAACGATATGACCCCAGCAGTAGATTCAGATATTCCTGCTCCTATTAGAGCACAGGCTGACACAAACGCTGCACTATCTGATCGTGATCTTGCTAAATCATATCGGAGCCAGGCAGATGCCATGTACAAAGAAGCAGCTAGACTACGCAAAGAAGCAGATAACTTAGATCCGGTTATTAAAAAGACCAAAAAGGTAGAAGAAACTGTCGATGCCTAATCCGCTATTCAAACCTCCGCGCCATCTTGTAAAAGAATGGCCGGAGGTTTTTGAAGATCTTTATATGAACACCATGCCTGTGGCCTATCTAGATTCAGTGAGATTAGATTTCACTGATGGCAGGGTATGGGAGATAGATGTTCGAACTGAATTAACCAAGCAATCTCCCGAGGGAATTGCAGAGATTCTGTTCAGCACTCTTCAGGAATATAAAGACGAAATCAAGAAAATTGATTTTAAGGTAGACATTGAGAAACTCAAAAAAGACATATTAGATTCAACTAAAACTATATTCTAGTATTTCCATAATGAATAACTAGATGTTCGTCTGAAACAAAAGTTCGCCAAGGGTCAATAACAATTGACCCTTTTTCTATTTTGCAATATAGAGTTTGAGTTTCTTCGAATCCCCGATATTCATAAGTGACTTTTTTGTTATGAGCTAACAATACAACTCCATAACATTCTTCTATGTTGTCACCGGTAAGAGGATCAATGTATGTAGGAGGATAACCGAGTTCATTACAATAATGTCCGATTAGCAAACTATAACTACCGTCGCAATATTCAACGTTTGGTTTGTAGGCCTTTCCATGTATAAAAATATTCATGTTATTTTCTTCAGCATATCTAACTAATTCTAATGCTAAATTTTTTGCCTGTATTTCTCGAGCATTCATGATACTGTCGAATAAATCGTATCCTAGGTCGAGGTTGTCTGCGAGATATCTTAGAGCAATATTATCCCTAGGATGGCATGCACCGCCATCACCCATGCCGGCTTTCATATATTGAGGACCCATAATACGCATAGTACTTTTGGCAAGAGCGTTCGTAACAACATCAACATTAATATTGCCTTGCTTTACTGCTACATCTTGAATCATGTTTACCAGACCAATTTTAGCACTTATAAATGTATTATAGAATACTTTTATACATTCGCATTCATCCCAGGTACCTATTTCATACCTTGGATCGTTTTGCATTACAGTTTTATAAAAATCTACAAGCTTCTTAGCATCTCCTGTTAGACTACCATCTGCTGTGCCTATCATTACCATTTCCGGGTTTACCATGTCCCACGACACACTACCCATAGCAATCAAATACGGATTATAAACAAATCGAGTATTGGTCACGAGGGGTGCAAATTCTCTACGTGTGGTTCCCGGAAGTACAGTTGAAATAAGAACTAACAACTGTTTTGGACACATATATTCGTTGGCTTTAATCAAACAATCTTTAACAATGTCGTAATTAAAATCTTTCGGAGGTAAATGTGCAGTTGGTCCCCTGCCATCATACTGTTTATTATGAGGAGTAGGCACTGCAATAAAAACAATATCTGTATCTTTGATACAATCTCTTATTGAGCTTACAACATTAATTTTATTACTAGAAACGTATGCAACATCAAATCCTTTTACATCGTGTCCCTTGTCAGCTATTGCTTCTGCACAGGGCATTCCTAATTTACCTAAACCGATAAATCCTATTCTCATGAAATTTCTTCCTTTTTATATACTCTAATTATTTTATCCGTTGAATCATTGATTGAAGATTGACTAGGAATATCTACAGAATAATTATCATAATTGCTCCAATCTCCTTGAGATTTATAAGAATACTCGAAGGACCAATTAATTGATTTGTTCAATGTGTTTTCTTCGTCAAATAATTTAGAATAATCGTTTCCTGTTCTTCCTTCTATTCCCCAAACAGGTTTAGCTAATTTTCTTGCTCGCACAGCAGCATTACTGGTCATGTTGCTGAAATCTTGAGCAAAGAACGGACCTTGACGATTTTCTTCTTTGTAGGGTTCGTATTCCCAATGTTGAATAAAATTCCATTTAAAATCTGCATCCCATATACCTTCATCGGATATATCGAATTTAAATTCTGCTGTGTATTTCCCTGTACCATATTGATTTCCAAATTCTGCACAATCTAATTCAGGATTAAAGTTAATCGTTGTTGTGTATCCGCCATTTGTTCTCCACAGAGAACGTAATAATGGCCATATTTCATTTACCAGGCCGTCTGCATAAGGATTTATATTTGTTTTAATAATATTATAATCAAATTTTTCATAATTGACCAAGCGTTGAATATTATTTTTGTACTCGATACTATAGTGATACTTTTTAAGATTTGGTCTAATCGGATATCCTATTTTTCTATTACCTACAATTTGATCGAGGTAGATACTCATACATTTCACACGCATTAATGTATGTGTTCCTCCTAATTTGAAATCGTTAGTTATCCAATGCCCTAGATATTTTTGGTGAGATAAATTAAATTTGTCTGGATTTTGTCCTGTGATAGTTTCCGGGCCTTGCCCAAATCCAATACCTGTGCTCATATTATTAATGTTCATATCTCGATTACGATATAAAAATGTCATAGTGTCTGCATAGTCTTGATAAGTCTCAGTAGGGAATGCTACAATCCAATTAGTTGCTGCTTCAATTCCCACTGTTTTACCATCTCTAAAATTTTGTTCCATTTCGGCAATAGTAACACCCTTAGCCATATCATCTA